CGCCAGTGTAGATGTTGCCTTCTAGCTCTGCGGCTGTCTTGGCTGCGTTCACCTGTGCCTGTATACCACCGAGGCCGAGTTGAGCACCTAAGTTTGCACCTGTGAATTGACCAGACTGGAAGCGATCTGCGTTCTGTCCGCCCAGTTGCATCATCTGCATCTGCTGCTGCATTGGCAGGAACGACTGCTGATAAGCATTCAGTCCCATGTTGCCTTGTTGGTTTGCTATCTGACTCATCAGACCAGCGCCTGCTTGGCCTAGCTGTGCCTGCTGGCTTCCGAGCTGACCCATCTGGTTCGCCATGTTGCCGTAGATACCGGCTGCTGACTGACCCAGTTGTGACTGCTGTCCGCCTAGCTGGCCCATGCCTGCTGCCGCGCCTTGTCCTAGTTGTGCGTTCTGAGCACCTAAGCTTCCTAGTGCCTGTCCTGCTGCTTGAGACAACTGAGCATTCTGAGCGCCTAGCGAACCCGCTGCCTGAGCGTTCTGTCCAACTTGGCTGGCTGCTGCCTGACCCAGTTGTGCGTTCTGAGCACCCATGCTTGACTGAAGTCCAGCGTTCTGTGCAAGCTGAGAGCCTGCTGCCTGACCCAGCTGTGCGTTCTGAGCACCTAAGCTTCCAGCTGTCTGAGCATTCTGACTCAGCATACCCGCAGCTGCCTGTCCGAGCTGAGCATTCTGAGCGCCTATGCTGCTCTGGAGTCCAGCGTTCTGAGCCATCTGTGACCCCGCTGCCTGCCCGAGCTGTGCATTCTGTGCTCCCAAAGAACCCATGTTGCTGCCGAGTTGTCCTTGTAGTCCAGCTGCTGCTTGACCCATCTGACCGAACTGGCTAGCCATAGCTGCCTGTCCCTGCATCTCTGCCTCGGCCTGACCCATCGCCTGAAAGGCTGCTGAGTTCTGTGCCTGTGCCTGTGCGCGGGCCGTAGCGGCATCCTCAGCGGTTCCACCGAACTGACTACCCCTAACACCTCCTCGACCCTGAGCGAACTCACGGGCCTGCTGAGAGGCTCTGGCGGCGTCTAGACCCGGCTGCTGCATAGACATAGCTCTGTCGTACACTGACTGCTCACGTCCTGCCCTGTCGCCCATAGCGTTCTGCATGGCCTGCTGTGAGGCCCCCAGTGCTCCAGCCTGCTGGCCTGCGAGTCCCTGCATACCTGCGTTCTGTGCGCCCATGGCCTGTCCGTAGGCTGCGTTCTGTGCGTTAGCCCCAGTGAGTGCGTTAGCTTGCCCGAGCTGGTTCATAGCCCCGCCCATCTGAGCGTTCTGACTGTTCTGCATAGCCATCTGATTGGACTGATTAAGACCACCCATCGCCTGCCCATAAGCAGCGTTCTGCGCTCCTTGACCGATCATTCCCGTAGCCGCGCCCATCATTGAATTGTTGGCATTCTGGCCGTACATCCCCATGGCTTGGTCGTAGGCTTGGTTCTGGCTGTTCTGCATAGCCATGCCCTGAGCTGTAGCCATGCCGCCCATGGCCTGCCCGTACGCTGGGTTACCGCTAGCAGCTCCTGCCATTGCAGCAGCATTACCGAAGCCTGACTGAGCATTGCCCATCATACTTCCGGACATGCCCTGCATAGCAGCGTTAGGCCCTACGCCTAGGTTAGTGTTTCCCTGTGCGTCAACAGTGCTGTTACCTAGTCCTGTCTGTACTCCATATCCAGTGAAGGCGGTATCGCCCTTTACCTGCGTTGCTAGGTCTGCCATCTGTTGATTAGCACTAGCACCTAGACCCTGTATATCGTCAGCTGTATTGAGACCCGCCGCAGCAGAACCAATACCACCTACTACACTTAATAAACCCATCAGTAAATCCTCCCCAGAAGGGTCTGAACATTAATCTCTTGTATAGACAGTGAGTTACCTGCTATATCCGCTTCTAGCCCAACCCTTACTAGGTCACCGCTACCCTTAGTGTTTGTCTTGTACCGCCTTAGCGTAGTCAGTCCCGGCCCGTATTCTGATGCATTGAACTCAGACACGTTGTAGAGCGCTGGCTGCTGAGCACTAATAACCTTAGTTGCTGTGTCAGTCAGGAAGCCGCCGTATCCCCACTTAACAACAGCATCAGCGTCAGCAAAGGTACTTACTAAGGTGAAGTCTATCTTCTTTAAGAACTTCTGTCGTACTGCATCCCCGAAGGTAAACGCATTAGAGCCGTACTTCATCTGATAAGGCTGACCGTTCCACTCTAGGTAGTTGTTGTACCAAAGCGCACCGCCTGTGTCCTTGCCTGCCAGCAGCGTGTATACGTCATCCTCTTGCTCGATGTAAAGACCACGCCTGAACTTACAGTTAGTCCACCGAGTTATCTTCTGGCCTCCTGTGGCTGAGGGTGCTCTCATCTCGATAGCGTACGCTTGCTCTGTGTCAGCGAAGTTACATACTACTAAGTTCTTGTCAGGCATGTAGAACAAAGACACAGCATCATTAGGCTCGTCTCGTATAAGGCTAGAGATGTCTCGCTTGACGTTAGCCGTTAGGTCTCCAATAGGTACTGACTTCTCTTGTATTGTTCTTCCTAGCGAACGTACGCCTGAGTCGTCTACAAAGAGAAGATCAGAACCTATGTTAGTTACTGCGTCTCTAGCTACAGCGCCCATGCTGCTGATAGCATCCTGTAGTATTAGACCACCTATATCTGCGGGGTCAGAGAAGTTATTAACTGACGAGTACAGCAGAATCGACTGTCTTCCAAAGATGATTAGGAAGTTGTTGTGTGCCTGTATCGACACAATCCGGTCACCACCGTTAGGCCAGTACTGAGACACGTCAATAATACCGCCTGTGTTCTGGGTATCCGCTGGCGTAGCTCTTCCATCGTACCACTGTGAAGCAATAAGAAGATCAGAATAATATATAGTATCGTAGTTGCCGTTGACTCCCGACACCCAAAGCCTACCATACGCTGAGCAGCCTACGTCTCCGTTGATGTTAGCTGCAATGATACCGCTGTCGTCTCTAGGGGGTATGTAGTCTACGTCTATTGTTCCTGAGAATAGATTAACTATAGTTCCTGTGTACTTAAGTGCGATGTTACCCTTACTGAATATGTAGATTGCATCGTTGAAGTACACGATGTCTGCCCTTACTAGGTTAGCCGGAATAGCCACCGTAGGGTAAGAGATCGCATCCATGTCCTCTGCGTCGAACCGTACAATGTAGTAGTCCTCCTGAACAAGAGAACCAGCACCGCTGTACTGTAGATGCCCTAGTACCCCGAGGTCATGGCGTGTCGTGCCGATGACTCCGCCGCCTAGCTGATACACCTGCTTAGTCTCAGTGACCATAGCAGGGTTAGTGGAGTACGCTATGTTGTCGTTGTTGGTGTAGTTATCGAATGCCTCTCTAGCGCCGATCCTACCGAATCTATCAATAACACAATTGTCGGCTTCCAAGGCGAATCCGGGGTCTTGCTGCAACGGCGAGTCCTCGGTGTTTAGACCTTGGAAGCCCGGAGCAGAGATCGAAATGTTCTGCTGTTGTTGTGCCATTATACAGTCATCCAAATGTTATCAAGATAGTTAAGACCAGCGTCAATAGCGATAGCATCTGACAAGTAAGTATCAGCTAACGTGAATATCTCAGCAGCCGTCTGACCGCCTACCTCGCCTCGCTCTCTTGCCGACATAGCCAATGCTAAGTACAGCACAGGCTTAGACGGTATGATGAGCTTATCGTCATCAGCAGATAGATCAGGCAGTCGCCTGTGTCCACCTACCGTGTACGTCACAGCAGCCGTAGAGGCAGGGTATAGCTCTACCTTTACGTCCTGATTGCTGTCGAGTCCGTTAGGGGAGAAGTACTGACAAGGGCCATTAGCTGACCCCTGTGCCTTCTTACGCTTCATGTCCTGCAAGCGTAGCTCTACTGGCTCACTGCCGTCGTCCCCTAAGAAGTACTCTATGTGGAGGCTCTCACCGCTGTCTGTCAAAGAATAAGTATCCTGCCCTACCACACTACTGATAGTCCACTCGTATCGCTCAGCGTTCCATAGGTGGGCGTCCTCGACGATCCTCTTAGCGTCGTTGACATGAGCTGCTACGATAGCAACTACAGGATCAGAAGACGTTACGGTTGATACCGTGTCTTCACGCATACGCATGAGGACACCGTTCACTAGTTGTAAATAGTTCATGAAAGCATCCCTTTAGTTTGCTTGATGT